TGTTCCACCAAACTCTGCAATTGAACTAATTCAAGGCGGTGCAAAAATTGTTTTAGCAAATGGTGATGTACTTAAAGCTCAAAGCGATACAGCTTCGTCTTTAGATATTGTTACATCATTTATTGATACAATTAGTTCGTAGGAGGAATTATGACGGCAATAGTAAACGGAATCCAATATATCGGAGGCGGCACGGCTCCAAATGAATTTATACCAAACCAAGCAGGTACAATTGATGGCACACAAACTGTTGAGAACGGCGTTCTTGCAGGACCTATCACTATACCTGGTACAGTAACAGTAACAGGGACTTTAGTAATAGTATAATGTCAAAGATAGAAGTAGATGCAATTGATAAACAAAGTGGTTCAACCTTAACTTTAGGTGGATCAGGTACAGCTGTAACTTTAGCTTGTGGTGCTACTCAATCAGGTTTTGGTTCAACTGGTGGAATTAGTTGGCAAACTGCAATTAAAACTACTGATTTTACAGCAGTTAGTGGAGAAGGATATTTTGTAAATACGAGTGGTGGTTCTGATATAACTGTAACACTACCCGCTTCACCAAGTGCTGGAAACGTGGTTGCAATAAAAGATTACGCTAGAACTTTTGGAACTAACAAAGTCATATTAGCTAGAAATGGTTCTAATATGGATGGAAATGCTGATAATACAGATTTATCAACAGAAGGAATGTCTGCTAAATTAGTTTTTATGGATTCAACAAAAGGTTGGTCTTTTATTAATGAAGATGCTACATCAGCGGCAGGAGCAGGATTTATAACAGCTACAGGTGGAACTATTACAACTTGTGGTAATTTTAAAATTCATACATTCACAGGCCCTGGTACATTTTGTGTATCTTGTGGGGGCACTGCATCAGGTTCTAATACAGTAGATTATTTAGTAGTAGCTGGAGGTGGTGGTGCTGGTGGTTATGCTGGATCTGGAGGAGGTGGTGGTGGTTTTAGATTGGCTAATTCAACTTGTATGCCCGCACCTTTAACTTCACCTTTAGCTAATCCATCTGGTTTACCAGTCCCTGCAACAGCTTATCCAATAACAGTAGGTGGAGGTGGATCTGCAGGATCAGGAAATGGTTCATCACAGCCTCAAGGAGTTCAAGGTAGCACTTCAAGTTTTTCAACAATTTCTTCTGCGGGTGGTGGCGGTGGTCACGGGTTTAATAGTTTAGGAGATAGTGGTGGTTCAGGTTCTGGTGGTAGAGGAGGAGCAGGTCCTAATCAATCTAATCCATATGCTGGAGGAGCAGGAAATACACCATCTGTTAGTCCACCTCAAGGTAACAATGGTGGACAAGGTTATGATGGTGTAGCTGTTAACACTAATGGTGGTGGTGGAGGCGGTGCTGGTGCTGTTGGAGGTAACGCAGCAGCTGGTACTAGTGGACCCGGAGGTACTGGTAGTTTTGTAGTTCAATCAGGTTTTGCTGGTTGTAATGGAACACCAGGTCCTGTAAGTGGTTCAAAATATTTTTCAGGCGGAGGTGCTGGCCAGAGTGATTCTGGTCCTTCAGTTCCAGGGGGTTCAGGTGGCGGTGGTGCAGGTGGATATCCTGGTGCAGGAACTGCAGGAACAACTAACACTGGCGGTGGCGGTGGCGGTGGTGGATCAAGTCCATCTGGTAGTGTAAATGGTGGCGCAGGCGGCTCTGGTATAGTAATAATAAGGTATAAATTTCAATAATTATGACAAGTACAATTAAAGTAAACAATATACAAAACCAATGCGGTGCAAACATCATTAACGAGAATAGTAATACTATTACTCTTGGCGCTAGTGGTGATACAATTGCTTTAGCATCAGGTGCATCACAATCAGGTTTCGGTAGAACAGGGACTGTTGATTGGCAAACAGGTTCAATTAAAACAACGACATTCACAGCTGCTAACGGTGAAGGATATTTCGCTGATACATCTTCGGGTGGTTTTACAATGAATTTACCAGCAGGAACCGCAGGTAACATTGTATCTGTCGTAGATTACACAAACACTTTCCAAACATCTGCTTTAACTATTGCACCAAACGGATCCCAAAAAATAGGTGGTGTAGCAGGTAATGCTGTTTTATCTACAGAAGGACAATCAGTAACTTTAGTATATGTTGATGATACAGAGGGTTGGAAAAACGTTCAAGACTCAACAAGTGCAGTGGCTGGAAGTCCTTTTATACAGGCAACAGGTGGAACAGAATCAACATCAGGTAATGATAAAATTCACACATTTACAGGTCCTGGTACTTTTACAGTATCAGCCGCTTCAACAAATTGTGCTGCTGAAAATGTAGTTTCATATTTGATAATAGCTGGAGGCGGTGGTGGTGGACAAAACACTCCTTTTAGTGCTACAGGAGCAGGAGGAGGAGGTGCAGGTGGATTTAGAGAAGTTAAATCTCCAACCACTCCATATACTGCAAGTCCTTTATGTGGACACGGAACTCCAGGAAATAGAATTACAATTACAGCACAAGCATATCCAATAGTGGTTGGTGCTGGAGGTAATGGTGCTCCTTGCAGTCCAACTTTTCAAAGAGGAGTATCAGGTTCTAATTCAAGTTTTGGTGGAATAATTTCAGCAGGTGGTGGTGGAGGAGGTTCAGGAGAACTTCCTAGCCAACCAACAGCAGCGGGTGCAAGTGGTGGATCTGGAGGAGGAGGTAGTTCTTCAGTAACTCCAACCCCTGGAGCAGGAAACACACCCCCAACAACTCCTGCGCAAGGAACTAATGGCGGTGCTGGTGGCCCAGGATCTGGTGGTGGCGGCGGTGGAGCAACTGGAGCTGGAGCTGGAGTTCAACCTCCTAACGGAGGTGGTCCTGGTGGGACAGGTGCAACAACTTCAATTAATGCAACGCCAACCACAAGAGCTGGAGGCGGTGGAGGTGGTTCTGGCCCAGGGCCAAGTGCACCATCTGGTGGATCTGGTGGTGGAGGAAATGGAGCAGTTACTGGTGGATCAAACGCAACAGCTGGAACAACAAATACTGGTAGTGGAGGTGGAGGTGGTTCATCAACTGACTGTCATTCAGGTGGAAACGGTGGTTCTGGTTTAGTTATAATAAGATATAAGTTTAAATAGGTAAATTATGAGTGAAATAAAAGTAAATAAAATAACACCAAGAACAGATTGTGGAACTACACAATTAGGAGATAGTGGAGACACAGTTACAGTTACTGGTGATTTAAGATCAGATAGTTTAAAAGCGGCAGATGGTGGAGTAATAATTTCTCAATCAGGAACTAACATAACTATTGGCGCATCAGGTGATACAATATCACTTGCAAGTGGAGCTTCCCAGTCAGGGTTTGGTAGAGAAGGTTCTGTAGATTGGCAAACAGGAAGTCTTAAAACTTCTACATTCACTGCAGCAAGTGGAGAAGGGTATTTTATAAATTCAGGAAGTGCTATAACAATGAATTTACCGGCAGGAACTGCTGGAGCTATTGTTGCAGTTTCTGATTACGCAAGAAATTTTTCAACATATAATTTAACAATTAGTCCAAATGGTTCACAAAAAATTGGTGGAGTTGCAGATGATGCAAAATTAAGTGTTGATGGTCAAGCAGCAACTTTTGTTTATGTGGATGATACTAAAGGATGGATTAACGTTCAAAATGCAGAAGATACTTTTACAGGTGCACCACCTTTTATAACAGCCACTGGAGGGACAGAGACAACTTCAGGAGATTTTAAAATTCACACATTTACAGGACCTGGAACATTTGCAGTTTCTAATGCAGCAGGTGTTTGTGGTCCAACAAGAAATGTAGTTTCATATTTAGTTTTAGCAGGTGGTGGAGGATCAGGAGATGCAGGTGCTGGTGCAGGAGGTTATAGAGAAGTGGTAAGTCCAAATTCACCTTACACTGGTTCTCCTTTAAATGGTTATCCAACTCCAGGAAATAGAATTACAGTTACAGCACAAAATTATCCAATTACAGTAGGTAGTGGCGGTTCAGCTGTTACACGAAATTCAACATCTTCTTTTGCAACAAAGGGTAGTGATTCAACTTTTTCAACAATCACGTCAGCTGGTGGTGGTTATGGAGGGAATGGGCAACCAGGTTCTGGTGATCCAGGTGTTCCAACTTTTTATGCAACAGGAAGTTCAGGCGGTTCAGGTGGTGGTTCTGCTGGACCTACTACACCAAATAATACTATCTCTGGAGGAGCAGGAAATACTCCCCCAACAAGTCCAGCACAAGGAAATAATGGTGGTGCTGGAAGATGGCAACCAGGTTCATATGGAGCTTCAGGTGGGGGTGGCGGAGCTGGTGGTGCAGGAGCTTGTTTTTCTTGTGGTGAAGGTGTAACAGGAGGAGCTGGAACAGCTAGTTCTATTACAGGAAGTCCCGTAACTCGTGCAGCTGGAGGTCCTGCTCCAACTACAGCAAACACTGGAAATGGTGGTAGAAATAATCAAGCTGGTCAAGCAGGAGTTGTTATTATTAGATACAAATTTCAATAGTTGAATGATAATTAAAATTAATATATAAGGAGAAACATTATGGCACATTTCGCAAAAATAGGAGCTAACGGAAA